CGGTCTCGGTTTCCTTTTCGAGAAAGGAGGTAATAGCGATGCCGAAGACGACGAAAAAGTTTCTTCGGATTCGAGCGAAGGCGAGGATTCGCGCGCAGGGTCCTGAAGACGAGCTCGAAGACGAAGAAGACGAAAACGAAAACGAAGTCGCTGCACAAGACGAAGAGTCGCAGCCGGCGACCGAAGAACCGCAGCCGACTGACAACGCCGCGTCAGAGCTAAGGAAAATCCAAATCGTCGCGTACACCGGCGGTACGATGATCGTCGAAGGCTGGCCGCTACCGGTCGTAGTCGATCTCGATGGTCTCGAGATTCCGACGAGTTCGTTGCCGATTCGTTACGCGCACGACGAGTACGCCGGTATCGGCCACACAACGAATATCGCGATCGAGGGTAACGAGATCGTAGCGAACGCCGTGGTCTCGCGTGACACGGAGTACTCGCGCGACTTTCTCTCGTCGATCGAGAACGGCTTTCCGTGGAAGGCGTCGGTTGGTCTTGAGGTCGTCGAGTATCGCGAGATTCCCGATGGCGCCGAAGTCGAAGTCAACGGCCAGTCGTTTACTGGTCCGCTCTACGTAGTCGATCTCGCGGTACTTCGCGAGATTTCGATCGTCGACGTGCCCGCGGACATCGGCACGTCAGTTGTGGCCGCGAAAGCCGCTCGGAGGGTTGAAATCGTGAAACGAATTCTCGGAAAATATCCGCACCTCGCGGAACGCGCGATTCAAGAGAACTGGTCGACGAAGAAGTGTCAGCTCGCTGCAATTCGCGCGAGTCGGCCCAGCAGTCAAGTTGTGCACGCGTTCGATGCCAGCTTAGACACGACCGAAGTGCTGACCGCCGCAGTCATGCTTCGCGCTGGCGGTTCGGTCGCGAAGAGTGTAGAGAAGAAGTTCGCGCCGCGGATCGTCGATGCCGCATCGAAGTATCGGAATCTCGGGCTGCTGCAACTCGCGCGCGAGTGTTTGCGAATGGAAGGTCATCGCGTCGATCCGTATTCTTCGCCAACGGACGTGATCCGCGCCGCGTTCAGCGTGCGATCGTTTCCAAACTTGCTCCGCGAGTCGGCGTACCGCATCTTAGTTTCGACTTACGAGACGATGCCACCGACGTGCCTGCGAGTCGCGCGAGTCGTGGAGACCACAAACTTCATGCCGCACACGCTCGCGAGGCTCAACGCGTTTGCGCAGTTCGAGCGCGTACCGCCAAACGGATCGATCGCGCAGGAGCGCATCGGCGATACCGGCTGGCAGGTGAAAGTCGATACATATGGACGGTTGTTCACGATCACGCATCAAGACGTTATCAACGATGATCTCGGTGCGTTTCTCGCGATTCCGCAGGAAGCTGCGCGAGGCGCGATTATCGCGCTCGAGAATCTCTTCTGGAGCACGATCGTCGCGAACCCGGGCAACTTTTTCAGCACCGCGAACGCGAACGTCGTGACGGGTGCACCGCTTACGATTCCGAATCTCGATCGCGCCGTCGAAAGGATGCTCGCGCAAACGGACCAGTTCGGTCAGCCGGTCTTCGTAAAACCGAGCTTTCTCGTCGTACCGGTCGGACTGAAAGCGACCGCTGAGAATCTGTTCAGCGCCGTGACAATCGTGATTGCGGGCAACAGCGATCGTACGTTGCCGGTAACGAACGCCTATGCCGGCCAATTCGAACCGGTCGTTACGCAGTATCTGCCGACGAACGGTGCAAACTCGACGTGGTATCTCGTAGCTGATCCCGCTACGACACCGGCGTTCGCAGTCGCGTTCCTGCGTGGCCAAGAGACGCCGATTATCGAAGAAGTGCAGCCGAGTCCGCAGTTCCTCGGTTACTCGGTGCGTGCTTACTGGTACTTCGGTGTTGCGTTACTTGACCATCGCGCCGCAGTACGTGCGACACCGTGATGACAGCGAGGTGCGATGAACGCAGTCCTCAACGACTTTTTCAAGACACTACTTCGCAGTCGCGGCGTTCGGCTTCGGCTTCCCAACGGTTCCGAGATCGACGCCGTGGTCGCGCGCCGCGATTCGCAGTCGGTGTCACTCGGCGGTCAAGTTGCAGCCGACACGACGACGCAATGCTTCGTTGTGCGCGCTAGCGACTTGCCTGCAGGTTATTGGCCGCGCGTCGCAGACGAGGTCGTCAACGTCGCGACATCGCAGCGGTATATCGTTGTGCGTGCCATCGGGGGTGCGCACGCTACGACTTCGAGCGATCCCTACGGTTTCCTCGTTCGCGTTTGGACGAGGTTAGCATCCTAAGGAGGTAAACGATGAACGTTTCCGTCAAACATCACGATCTCGTAATTTCAGCTACAATCGGGTCCGATCAGCCCGCTGGTACGCTCATCTTCTTAGGCGACATGCCGGCGGTTACGCTCGAGACGATGAAAGCTAACGTTCAAACTGGCGTCGCTGTCGGCGCCGTTATCGAAGGTCTGCGCGAGACAGGCGCTGCCTGGACGCAAGGAACAGTCGTTTACTGGAACAGTGCGAATAACCGGCTCACAACGACAGCGACCGGCAATAAACGTGTTGGCATAGTAGTCGGTAGTGACGTTTCCGCGGCAGCGACTCGTGCCCTCGTGTTGATGGATCGATGATCGCGAACTTACTCGACGCTGTTGTCGACGCGCTCAACGGTCCGCCACCGGCGGCTTCCGTTGCAGCGTCAAAAACGTGGGCGCATTATTGGGTCCTCGCACGCGAGACGCCCGATGTGTGCGTTGTCACGTTCGTTCGCTCCGAGCGCGAACAGCTTTCGCGAACGAAATTCTGGTTTGTTTTCGACGTGGAAGTTGTTCGCGCTCGCCCGTACACAGATCAAGCGTCTATTGAAACGGTTGTCAACGACGTGCATTCCATCGCGTCGCGACTGACAGATAACATGATACTCGAACGCAACAACATTACGTATATGCTTCGATCGGTCTTATTCTCCGATCCGCTTTACGAGATCGAGGAAGTGTTCGATGAGAGCGCCTTTGTTCGCGCGAGTGTGATTGCGCGTTATGCTGTGCCGGAGTCGTTGTAATGCCCTCAGAATCGCTTATCAGAGTGAAGCAGCTTTTCCTCGACCGACAAGCGATCATGCGCTATGTCGATCAAAAAACGCGCCGCGTTTTCAAGCGATTCGGTGCGTTTGTGCGATTAGTCGCGCAACGCAGTATGAGAAAACGCAAGACTCCATCACCACCAGGTCAACCACCATCAACGCGCAAAGGGCAATTGCGAAAACTCATCTTTTTCTCGTTCGACGAGCGCCGAAAAAGTGTTGTAGTCGGTCCGATACTGTTACGTCCGGACTCTCCAGTACCCGCGTTACACGAATACAGCGGTGTGCGTCGATACGGTTCGCGCATCGCGAAGTATCCGAAGCGCGAATACATGAAACCTGCGTTTCAACAGGGCCTGTCGAAATTAGCACAGTTTTATAAGGAAGCAAGATAAGGGGGTGAAACTATGGCTACACGGCGTGGAATGGACGCAAAGTTATTCGTTGAAATGGCGAGTAACGATTTTCAGGAAGTCACGACTGTTCGTAACGTCACGATAGCGATCGAAGATGCAGAAGCAGACGCGACCGCACGTGGTAATCTCGGTTGGCGCGTCATGCTGCAAACGCTCCGATCGCTATCTGTTGAAGTCGAGACGATTTGGGACATCGAATCACCGCAGTTGATGAAACTGGTCAAGGCACATAGGGATCGCACTCCAGCTCGTGTGCGTGTGCTGGACGCTGCCAATGGTGCTGGTGTCGAATTTGTGGCTGTAGTGACTGCGATCAGAAGACAGGAACCGCTTGAGGAAGTCGTCACTGCGACATTGACGTTAAAACCTGCGCCGGCTCCAACGGTACCGCAATGGATCGGAATACCTGACTAACGAGTAAGGAGCGAATATGCGCACTATCACTGATTCATTCGGTCACGTTTGGACTATCAAACTCGACTGCAAACGGGCAATCACGATACGATCGACATGCGGTGTCGATTTACTTTCGTTCAAAAACGTGGACAAGTTGTTCACGACATTACTGGAGGACTTCTCTGTCGCCCTCAAGGTCGCTTGGGAGATGCTCGATCCAGCAGACAAGCGCCCTGAATTCGAGGAGTTTTCGACATACTTTCGAGGTGACAGTCTCGAAAAATTGATCGAAAACGTCTTCCAGGAGTGCATTGATTTTTTCCCGTTCGAGAAGATGCGGAAAGCGTTGCACGCTGGTTGGGAGCGCAGCCGAAGCGAGCTGGAGAAGGCGTTCCAAACGATCGAGGAGAAGTTTCAGAACGAACCGCTACCGACTACGAGCGGCTGATCTTCGTTTACGCAGGCATCCTGGGCGTCGAGCCGTGGGACTTCACGTTGCGCCAGTTGTTCATGATGGCGCACGCTCGCTTGATCTCGGACTGGAACATGTTCTCGGCGCTCATGTCGCTTATCGCGAATTGTCATCGCGACAAACGTTACTCTCCCGAGTTTACACCGGATCATTTTCATCCGCTTGTACAGTCGCGTATCGAGGATGAGAAGATCACCGTGCGCGAGTTTTACGAGCTGCTAACACGAGGTAACTATGGCGAGTGCAGGGGAAATTAGAGCCGGTAAAGCGTTTGTGGAATTGGTGCTTCGCGACAACCAATTCACACAAGCGTTACGCGCCGTATCTCAGAAACTATCGAATTTTGCGCAATCGTTGATGCGCATCAGTGCGCAAGTCGGTGCTGTCGGCCTCGGTTTAGCAGGTGCTTTCGGTAAAGCCTTATCATCGTTTGCTTCGACCGGTGACGAATTGAACAAAATGTCCGAACGCACCGGCCTATCGGTCAAGTTGCTGAGCGAGCTAGCTTATGCGGGTAAAGTTGTCGGCTTCGAGTTGAGCGTCGTTGAAGACGCTGCGAAAAACATGCGTGCAGCGCTCTCCGAGAAAAACATCGGTGAAAACGTGCTGATGGGTGACATGACAGAGCAATTCGAGGCCGTGCTCAAGTATCTTGCTTCCATCGAGGACGCCTCTCTGCGTGCTGAAGCTGCAGTCGAGATATTCGGTAACACTGCTGGTCCTGTTCTCGCGACTTATCTGAATAGCGGTGCTCGCGGTATCGAGGCATTGCGCAAAGAGGGCCGAGCGCTTGGAGTTACCCTGACCGATGAACAAGCACGCTTAGCATCGACCACCACGCAGGCCTGGACACAGGTTCGTGAGTCGATCGGTTCCGTAATCAACGCAATCGGTGAAACAGTCGCTCCGGTCTTCAAGATGGTCGCAGATAGCGTAGTACCCGCGATCATAAACTTGCGCGAATTCGTGGAACGTAACCGCGAATTGATTGTGACTATCGTAGGTGTTGTAGCCGGTCTTATCACTTTCTCAACGATCGTAGCTGCAGTCGGAGTTACGATCTTCGGTGTCGTGGTCGCAATCAAAGCGGTCCTCGCAGTCCTCGCGCTCTTGACGACCGCGATCACTGCGCTTTTGTCTCCAATCGGTCTGCTGGTAGCGGCGACCGGTGGTCTCATCGCGATCTGGATGACGCAATCCGAGACAGGCCGCAAGATGTCCGAAGACTTGACCGATTCGTTCCAGAACATCAAAAACGAATTCATGGACGCCTGGGACGCGATCGTGTTATCGGTCAAGTCAGGCGACTTGGAAAGCGCATTTGAGATATTGGGCCTAGCAGTCGATCGCCTATGGCGCGGCATCATTGTCGGTCTGCGTGAGAAGTGGAACGAATTTGTGGACTGGATCGTGAATTCACTCAGACGCAATCCGTGGATATTGCCACTGATCGGTGCAGTGGCCGGTGGTATGATCGCGGGACCATGGGGCGCACTGGCTGGCGGTTTGATCGGCTTAGGTGGTCAGTTGGGACTTGAGTTATTCCACGAGGACATAAAAGAGGCATTGAAGGTCGATACTTCGGAAGCGAATCAGAAGCTGATCGAATCGCAGGAGCGGTTGCGTCAAGCAATCGAGAAAGCGAATCAAAAGCATAGAGCCGCTCCGCCACCGCCGGTAGTACCACCGAATCAGACGAATCAAATGAAGCCAGACGAATTGAAGCAGTACTTGACTAACGCACGTGGTTTATTCGTAGCGACACGCGCCATGGCGCAATTGTACTACGACACGAAACGCGAAGAAACAAACGGTTTGCTCAAAAACATCCTCGATGAAGTGCGTCGTGTCAAACAGAACGTAGAGAACGGAATGAGGGTCAATTGATATGCCGGTCACATTGGTCGAGTTAGCAGATTCGCGTCAAGTATCGGTCTCTACCGAAGACGCCAAAATTACGTTTCGCTTCCTCGCTCTCGGTTCGATGAGCGAGAGTGATATTCTCGCAGCTACGTTTGCGCAGACACCACCTGTGTATGCAGGTCTGATACGTACAGAAGTCAACATCGAACCGTTCGAGAAGACAGACGGTGTGTGGCAAGTTACGGTCACATATAAACCGACCAACCGATCAGGAACGGATACGCCGGTAGGTGAAAACCCCAGTCCACCGAGCGGTGGCGGTGGAGTGGGTCAACCGGTCGGACCGTCATTTTCGGTCGATCTAGTCGGTGATACGGTCAAGATCACGCAGTCGATTCGCACTACAGGAAACGTAGCACCTGGTGGAGTGCTTTCCGGTGTCAATTTGCGCGTAGTCGGTCCGAACACAGTGCTACCGGACGCTATAGTCAACCTAGGGATGGTCGGTGCTACGATCTTCGTAGTCGCTGGACCGCGCCAGTGGCGCTACGGCGGATACATGATCACCGCTGTCAATGTCGGTGCTAATACTTTAGTGTTAGATGCGATGCCGGCACCGGTTGGTACGAACAACGGTGTGTGGCATATACCCACACCTGGACCGAATTACAAAAGAGCAATCGGTGTGACCGAAAACAGTGTCGAAGGGTGTGATGTCTATGTACCGCGCTTCGAGTGGTCGGTAACGTATCAAATGAACGTGTTGACGTGGGACTATTTGATGACTGTGTGGCGCCTAGTCGGTCGCAAAAACAAAGACAAGTTTTACGGAGCCAATCCTGGTGAAGTGCTCTATCTCGGCATGAATGGATCATACTCGGTGAGCGATCGCTGGTCGATCACGCACAAGTTTAGCGTGATTCCGAACGAATTAGACGTGAAAGTCTCAGATGACATCGTAATTCCGATCAAAAGGGGTTGGGATTATCTGTGGGTGCGGTATAAAAGGATAGTACAGGACAACACCGTGATGCACGTCCCTGCGGTCGCTTATACTGAGGAAGTGATCCCCGACGGCGACTTCGCATTACTCGGAATAGGAACCTAACCATGGCTGACGACTACCGCAAACTATTCCCTGGCGATCCGGTCGGTCGCGTCTTATCAGCGAACAAGATCAACATGATGATCGACGCGGCCAAATACGCACGCATGCTGCATCGCGTAGAACACGGTGCAAGGGGACTGACGTTCGAGGAACCGTTACCAGCGCTCACTGTGTACGCAACGGGCCTAGTTACGAACATCGGTGCTGTGATCGGTCTAACCGCACCACAAGGTTGGAGGGGACCGGTTGAGGAATGGATCGCTGAAGCGCAAAGGAAGCCCCTTTTTCTGGCGTCCTCACCAACACGTGGCCAACCGTTTGGCATCGCAGTCGATCCGTCGAATGACATAAACGAAGTGTTCCGAGTCGCTGTGTCTGGACTGGCGTTTACATTCGTCAAGCGTCCCGCTGATGATATAGAGTTATACGAATGCGCAGACGTAATCAACAACGAATCGCGCGGTTTGCTGTCAGTACCGAACGGACCGGTACGTGTGATCGCATCGCGACCGCATTCAGGTCTTTGGCATTTAGCGCTAGTGCAGTTGGATGAACGCGACCGACAAGAGATCGTGATGGTGACTGATGATCAGCAAAGTGAAGGTGAAGGTGGTACAAGCTCTAGCGGTCTTCAAAGCGGATATGTGCAACGTTATGTCAACGGCACATGGGTCGATGCTTTCGAGTGTTACGTCTTAGACTTGAACGGCTAACATGGCACTACAACCTGGCAGAAGATACATTGGACATTTTCTCGGACTAGCTAGTGATGGTAAGCCGATATACGCGGCGTACTGTTGCGTACCAGAACCGCAATCAGATTCCGATCTATCGAGTCTTGATTCGGTTTCTGAATCAACATCGGAATCGGGATCGTGGGACAGTTATCAAAGTTTTCCCGATTCCGGTGGTAGTGCTCCAAGCGGTGGTGTACCATGCGGTGATTGCTTAGCGCGTCTGTGCGTAGTACGCGATGAAACAGGCCGCATCGTGGACATTTACTACTACACGGATGACGGCGACTACGTGCGTGTACCCGACTGCGGCTACTACGGATCGTCACCGTCTAGCGATAGCGGCAGTGGCAATAGTGGCGGTGGTGGTGGCGGTAACAACGACTTGTGTTGTCCGCAAGACCAAAATAGGCAATACTATGTAGATTACAATATCACTTTTTCTGGTGTAACACACAGTGGTACTTACGGTCCAGTGACTTTCTCTGGCATCACTCTAAATGCAGGAATAGCGATATTCGATCCTGCATGTATGCCACCACCTTTCCTTGTAGTCGTCAATTTCTGGTGCGAAAGAGGACAAGGTATTCCAGAAACCCATATAAACCTGTCTTGTGGAAACAACAACTGTACTCTACAATATCCTTACGATTTGGATATATCAACTACTGATTGTCCAGGTAATCCGACGTATTACATTTCAATCAAACCTAATCGTTGCGCATCAGGTTCGTTCGTAATTAGGCCCGCTTGAGATGTAAGACATGTTCGATGATCCACTTCCAGAACCGGTCAATCCTAAACGTGCCCCAAACTGGCACGCATGTCCGAACGTCATCAAAGCGCATCACGATGCACTCGAACGTGTTATTGACTTGACCGCACAAGAGGACTATCCGATCGACGATGAAGAGGGTGAATTCGCTGTCATCATTACCGGAGGTGGTAAATACTGGCTCGGATCAGCGCTGTGCTGTCACATGCTTCGACACTTCGGTTACGACGGTCCGATCGAAGTATGGCACGGTCATCACTTCGACAGCGAACCGGTCGATCCCAAGGCGGTCGAGGGCCTGGACGTGCGCATCGTCAATGCACACGAAGTGATGAAGCACAGCAAACCGCGCATTGTGGACGGTTACGGTTCCAAATTGCATGCGATCAGGAATTGTCGTTACCGCAGAATACTTTTCCTCGATGCTGACGCATATCCGGTCGCACCGATCGGATCGCTCATCGAGTATGCACGCAATTATCCGCTGTGCTATTGGATCGACTTTCCTAACATGGCGCTCAATTTGAAGTGGTCTAAGCTGGTCGATGAGTTTCATCATGTACCGCAAGTGCAAGGTGGCCATTTACTCATCGATCGTCATAAAGCGTGGCAAGTGATCTTGATCGCGGACTGGTTATGTCAGCACAGCGACTTTTACTTTCGTTACTTTTTCGGTGATCAAGACGCGATTCGCTTAGCACTAGGTATTACGCAGGTCGAGTATCATACAATTGATAACGTCAAGTGGATACCACCTGCGATTATCTGTAAATTCCAGGGTAATCCTATCATCATTCATCGCGTCGCTGCAAAACCATTTTTGATGAAAAACATTCGCAATCGGCGCGATGTGTTTGGATGTTATCCGCAGTTACCGGAGGAGGGTGTCGTGTACACAAAGTTTCAAGCACTTCACAAAATGCTAGACAACACCGACATCGTAGAAAACTATCGCAAAGTGTACGAAGCGAATCTTTGGGATCATAGCAAATGCGA